TGGAATTGGCATTGGTTAGCGTCAGGATAGTCAGGGCCGGTCCGTTGTTCCCGGCCGTGGCTATGACTAAATCCGTGCTTGCCGGAGGTGAACCGTTGTAGGTCACTCCGATCGAGCAAATCTGTCCAACGACCACATGGGTTGATGTGTTGTTATTTGTGGACGCCCCGGCGCCACCATCAGTAGCACCGGAGCTGATCGAGACTGAAGAATAGCCGTACATCTAACCCTCCTAACTATCGATGGCGGGCAGAATGTAACCGGAAGCCGTATCGGTTGCGCTTCCCAGGTTGTCGAACTGACGGACACCATCAGCGTCTATCAGAACCTCGCCAGCGGTATCAGCGTGACCGATGCGGTTATGGGCGATTATCCCGGTATTGTCCGACGTGTCACTGTCAATCAGAAGGTCGCCTGCGGTGTTCAGTCGGTAGATATGGTTGTAACAAATCTCCGCATCCGTCACGTCTTTCCCTGTCGCTACCGAAATGATAGCTTCAGAGTTCGCAACGCCCATACGGATGTAGTTGTTGTTGAACACCAGACCAGCGATGTCGCCACCAATGTCGATGACTCCGTTGTTACCTGCATCGGGACTGATAACCACGTTGTTCGTGAACTCCAGACGGTCACATTCGTTGTTGGTCGTCGTACCTTTAATCAGGTCAACGAAGTTCATCGAAGCCGCAGTATCAACAAACCGGCATTTGTTCACCACAAAGCCTGCCGCACTGAGGTCGAACACCTCTACGATGTCAGCGTAGTTCATGCTGAATATCAGATTGTGAATCTGGGTATCGTCGGCGGTCACGTCGATGTCTGTCGTAGTGGCTGTGTCCAGCGTTATGGTAGGACGACTGTTGCCAACGCCCATTCCAATGACCGTAACACCAGCCACATCGAAAGTAATTGCTGCAGCAGCAGAAATCGTTTCAGTGTGGCCAGGAGCGACGAGAATGACGTCACCATTATTCGCCGTACACTTTCCAATAGCACCGTCCAGCGTAGCCGCTGGCTGCTTAGGATTGGTAGCAGCATTGTCGTTATCTGCTGAATCTGCACCACTGTCAACGTGGTACACATTCCCTGTGGTCAGTAGCGGACTACCAATACCACCAAAACCCTCAACAGGGACACCTCGGGACTTTACACCAGAAGCAAAATTCGTAGGCATTACCAGTTCCTCCTTACGGGAACCAGCGGGACTGATTTGAGTTTAAAGTCAAACAGCCCCGCCAGATAGCCTTATTCAGTTTTAGCTAGGGTTCTGACCGTAAATCCATTTCCAGTCTGTCCAGCCGATACCGTAGCGCATATAGCCACGGAACTTAGCTGTAAGACCATCAAAGTCTTCTGCGGTACTGAACTCAGGCCGGATTCTCCATTGCCAAATCAAATGCTGTTTCATCAGGTTCGAGTCAATGAGGAACCAAGCATTGGGGTCTGTGAGCCTGTCCCAGACCACAGGCCGGAAGCGGCCAGAGAACATATTGACATCGTAGTCTGCCGAATTTGGCTCGTAGATGGCACGTTCACTGACCAGCTGGGTAGCAGTCCGTTCCAGTTCCGGCGGTACTAACAGCATGTCTGGGTTGACCCCAAGCAACTGCCCGGCATCGTCGGTGAAATTCCGCATGGCCTGGCGTGTCGTATCGAGATTCCCGATGTTCAACGCCAGCGTAGCTTCATTCGCCTGGGTCGTTCCACTGTTAGCTGGGCTGTACGGATGGGCCGTACTAAGCAGACCTACCGCATCTGCGCCATTCGTGGACGCACCCATGCGGTTCGTGCCGCTATCCGTGAACCCATTGATGAACACGTTAGCTGCATCTGTCTCAATCGTATTATTGAACGAATCAGACATATTGCTGGCCCGCCGACGAATCTGGCCGAACTGGTCGTCATCAACTAATCGGCGTTCCACTTGGACACCCATAGCGAACTCGTAGTTCCGAATATCGGTACGGTATCCAGCATCGAAGTCGTGGTAGGGAACCGTACCGTCAAACGGCGGAACCAAACCTTGCGCTCCCATGCCCTGGTACTGTTCTTCAAAGCGAGTCGAAGACTCAACTCCGAACAGCATCTCCATGATTGGCCGGGGCCGGGACATACCTATATCGAAGATACGTTTCAACCCAGGCTTTAACAGGTCGGGAAAATTTCCAGCTGTCAGAGGCATTTAGCCCTCCTACTGAACCTTGCTAAGATAATGAGTCGGAGCAGTAAACTGCACGCGAGTCTCGTCTGAAGACTGTCGCTTACGTTCAACTACAACAAACTCGTTGTTACTAGCAGAGGCTATAGTCTGTGCGCCAGTAGAGCCGGAAACATCCAGCAAAGCACCGGCTAGCCGTGCGCTAGTATCATTCGGGTCTGCATACACAGCATCAGGATTCACTATAGCCTTGACCAAGGTCGTGCTATCTGTACCTGACACTGTTCCAGGCTTGCCATCAACAGTATCGTCTGGGTTTTCAGGCCCAACGAAGATGCCAACAGCAGCCAAGTCCCCTGTGGCCAGAAGGTCAACTTCACCTGATTCCAGGTTCAGCATATCCCCACGGGTCAGGGTTTCTGTGTCCTTCATCAAGAAGGTCAGAATCAGCGGACGTCCACCGCTGATGTTATAACGCCATTCAAAACCATTTGCAGCCATTTCAATCTCCTATGCGTTCTATCCGCAGGTCAGAGTCCGAGTGAGTATTCTTCTTCCGTCATGCCCATCAATCGTGCTGCCTCTTGCTGGTCTGCTGACAATCGCGTGACCGGGGCAGGTTGCCCCGACTCAGGATTGATATTCGGCGTCCTAGCAGCAGCACCTTTCAGATACGGTTAGTCATCTAGAAGCTGGGTCAAGGCGTCATCTACACCAGACACCCCGCTATCGGGGTCGTACTTGACGCTACTTCTGTCCATCAACAGGTACGCAGCGTCTGGGTCAACAACACCTAGCTGAACAGCCCTAACTTTAACTTCACTAGCTATCAGAGCATCTGCTGTTCGGGCATTAGCTTCTGCAACCTGTGCTTCAGCTGTCGTAGCCCTCTGCGACATCTTCTCTGCTTCACTTAACTGGGCCTGTTCAAGTTCATCTGCCCTGGCTGCTCGTTCCTTCAAAGCGTCATAATCACTGAACTGACTGCGGGCATCGCGACGTGCCTGACCAGTCAAGCGATTGACATCTTCTTGCGTGAACGACCTGGGCGCACTATCCGTCGATTCTGCCGACGTAACTTGGGGCGCAGCCCCATCTTCCAGAGGTTCCGTATTCTCCGTAACCATATACTCCCCTACTTATACCCGCCGGGTGCGGTAATCGGATTATAGATTGAAATTACTTACGTTTGCAACCGCATCGTCTACACATAACGTTCTCCACTAACCGTTTGAGAATACCATCGCCAATATCTGGAGCCAGGTCAGACGCTTCGTCCGGTGACAGACATTCGTCGTCTCCAACGTGATTCTGTTCAAGACCGCAATACTGACACTGACGCATGACTATCTGAGCCGTACGGTACAACTTCCTGTCTCTTGGCCACAACTCAGCCAACTCCAGGTCAGCAGCACCGCAAAGATAGCAAATCACGCTTCTTCAGTGGCCTCTGCATCCGCCTCGACTGCCTCAACTGCCTCTTCCGCCTGCGGCTCTGCCTCTACTACCGCCTCAGAAGCCCTGCGTCGAGTTCTAGGAGCAGAAGCCGGGGCACCAGAACGGACATCTTCTTCATCGGTTTTGAACTCTGCATGGCAACCCTGACAGAATACAGCCATCCCAATCTGCATACTTCTATCACAGAACGGACACCAGATGACTCCACGCAGTTGCCTAACAACAGGCTCCTGTACACCAGACGTAACATCAACAGCTATCATCGTTTCCCTCCAATCATTTCGGTAGATTCTTTATCGGGGCAACGACTGCTGCCTTACCCCAAACAGGGTCGTCAGTAACTTGAACCAAATCATCAAAACTAGCTGACCCTGACTTCCAAGACTCGAATCGTGCTGGGCTTCGCATCATCTGCCGCTGCGTCGCTTCCGGCTGACCTCGAAACCAATCCCTGCCATTCTGAGCAGGCGGCGGCATCGGTACATCTAACCCAAGGTCTTGATACGTAACTGTTTCTGGCACCACAGCACAGCGGCAATTAACATGGGCATCTAACGGTTCCTGCGTTTCATACAACTTACCATCTAATGCTATGCAAGCCATACAGACGTTGCTGTCCTTAGCTGAGTTCCTACGGTAGCCTTTAACAAGGTTCGAATTGGCTGCATACTGCAACCGGGATGCTTCACGGAACGACCTGTTCGTTTCAGTTCTAGATATCGACATAGCCCGCGTCAGATTCATACCTGACGCACGTTGTACTGCCAAAGCTGTCTGCCTTGGGCTTTTCCCGGTAGCTATACCTTCACCGATAGCCTCTGTGACTGCAACAGACGACTGCGGGCCTAATTCAGCTAACAAAGCACCTACTGGCTGACCGTCCCCTGCGATACCAACGAAGTTAGCAAACGCCTCTCTCGGCAGTCGATTCCATTCAAGACC